CCACGACATAACGTCTGTAGCTACGTTCATCATATTCTTACCCGCATCCGATACATCTTTGGTAACTCCGGTCTCGTACTCCTCGCGTTTGCTCTCGTCTATTTTGGAGTAATCTCCCACAATACCTGCCCCGGTTCTCTTGAGCACAGCATCTACAGAGTCCAGTCCTGTATTCTTGCTAGAGCTTATCTCTGCAGCAGGCAACAGCACTGGTATTTGAGTACCGTCTGCGAACGTAGGTATTCTAGTGCCTTCTCTTTTATCCTTGTCTAGACCTGAACTTTTTGAGAAAGTCAATGCTACGCTAGGCTTCTCCTCTTTATCATCTTCTAGCTCACCACCCTTCTGATACTGCGCTGGTGATTCTATGATGTCACCTCTATACGGTCCTGTAGGTAATTCACTAATGCCGGGGGGTACATTCTTATATGACTCAACCAGATGTCCCTGCTTATCTACTTTCTCTATGTTGATAGGCGTCTTCATGCCCATCGTATTGAATGGGGTATTAGGAGGCACGTCTGGGAAGACCATAGTCTGATTATACTCCCCGGCTTCGTGGTAGGGTCTTAGCCCTTCCTTCTGTTCTTCTTGTGTCTCAGCAACCAGCGGTTGTTCTGGCTGTTCTTGTCTGTGCTCCGCCAAAAGATCTATACCCTGCTCGTAAGCTTTGTATACGTCAAGAATAGAGCCCTCCATATCGGATGCCCTAAACTCGTTAAGTAGTCTTCTGCGGTCAGCGTTTGTCATTCTCCGTCTGGTGTGAGATCACCCTCTTTGTTCAATGCCTGCTGCTTAAGGTCTAGCTCTCTTTGTTTGAGCTCGAAGTTCTGCTGCATCTTGGCCATGTCAATGTTCAACTTATCCTGCGAGTCAGTTGCTTCTGCTTTGATTAGAGCTATCTCTATCTGGAGCTGTCTGTCTTTCTCTGCATCGATGGCATCTTGCTGAATCTTCATTTGCTGAGTCTTCTGCTGTTCTGCCTGAGCTTGCTGCTGAACTTGTTGTTGCTGCTGTTCAAGCTCTTTCTGAGCCTTCTCAGCGCGTTGTATCTTGTCTTTGATACCTGCGTAGTTCTCAGTGTCAAATAGGTCAAGCACGGCGCTCGCAGGCACCCCATTTTGGATCATAGACTGAGACAACATCTTAGCTTGTTCGAGCTTGTCTTGATCTCTTCCAGCGTCTGACACGAATATGCCGTATTCAGTTTCCATGTGCTGCATAGAATCGATGTCAATCATCTCTGTGGTCATATCCGGCATGATGTACATACCCTTCTTACCACTAAGCCACGCTTCTTTGGAGTAATCAATTAGCCCCTGCAGCTCACGTTGCTCAAATCGTGAGAACTTCCGGAAGATGTCCTCTGTAATGTGAGATGACTGTACGATAGCCTGCTGCGATGTAGCCTTGCCCTCGTATGGCCCTATACCACCTTGGCGTTGTCTATTGACTCCTGATATCTTCTCCCACTCCTGCATGATAGACTCAAGCAAGCCTAGGTACTGGTCAATGGTCTTGATGGACATGTCTAGCACCGACTGGTGCTGTGGTGATAGCTGTATTCCCTCCTTGTTGTAGTCAACCCACGCAATACCTGTACCCTCTACGAAGTACATGAACTTATCCATGTCCCACTTCTTAGGTATCATATTGATGTCAAACTGCGCTATGATGTCTTTTGATCTTGCGATCGCCAACTCCATTCGATATTTGAAGATGTTGTAGTTGAGCTGGAATGGGATACCCAATGATACGATTGAGATGTTGTCAGCGTTGATGTCTGAGTACTTTCGTCCATTTACCGGTAGTTTGCATAGTGAGGGGTTGTCCAACGACGTTCGCTGGTTAGACACAGGGTTCATCTTGAGGTAGAAGCTTCCGTCAATACGGGTACCCTCCCAAACCTCATTGATCCACTCGTACTTTACTTTTGCTCCTTGCTCTTTCAGCTCGGGTGGTATCTTAAATCCATCCTCTACCTGCATCTCCTCTATTGTACCCGTATTCTTGTCTTTGTAAGACAGGAAGCCAATGCGCTTGCGTGACTTCCAGTATACGGTAACAACCTCAACCAGTCTGTTTCTAAATATATTGTCGTCTGACCCAGTAGCTTCTGCTCTGTACAGCAGATAAGACTCAGTAGATTGCTGCTTTGGGTTCTCCAACTGCAGTACTTGCTCAGGAGTCATGTACGGGCTAAACATATCTACAGCGCTAGATGCGTGTACAAACTTTCTTACAATAGCCCAATCTCCATCTTCTACAAACTCTATGTCCGGGTCTTTGTCAAAGTCGATGTCCAATGGGTTGAGGATCTCGTAGAAGGGCTCTGACGAGCGTACGCCCTTGTGTGAGTAGACTTCACCTGTTACGAGATAGTGGAAGAAGCCTTTTTGAAACTTGTCGTATATCTCCTCTTTCTGCATGATGTAGTTCAGTGCAGACTGTCCCTTGGTTGCCCTATTGTCTACATAGGTGCGCTCGAATTGCTCTAGAAGCTCTTCTGGTAGCGGTACCTCTTGGGGATCTACTCCTAGGTCTGGATTACGTGCCAGCTCATTAAGAAACATCTTCTGGACCTGAGTAAACAGTGCCTGTTTTTTGGCCTCTTCCTTTCTCGTTACAGAGTCTGCGTTGGTTACAATGACGCTGTAGTTAAGCGGTCTCTTAGACTTTTCCCCAAGCAGCAAGTCAATGATAGGCTTGATGATGGGGTAGTTCCGCATCTTGGATGGGAAGTTCTGTCTAGTCTTACCGTACGGCTTCAGTACGTACTTGTAGTCCTCCTCGTCGATGTTGCCGTTGTAGTATTCGTACAAGGATTTGAGTCTGGAGCGTCGTTCTGACATCCCAAACTTCGACATGTCTATGTATGCTTCAACGCACTCTTCTGCCCACTTTCTGGTCTTCTTTGACCTTGGGATGCGTTGTTGCGGTATTTTATGGGTACCGTACATCTAGTTAAAATTACTTATAAATACGGTCAAACCAGTCGTCCGTAGATCTATCATTTACAATTTCCACTACCTCTCTATTATATAACTCTCGCGTGTGGTACATGCCCACCATAAAAGCCATAACCCTATCGAAGTTTCCCTTGTGGTTAAATTTAATCAACTCCTGCAAAAGAGCGGGATCGTATATCTTATGCAGGTTAAGCGTCACGTTACCCTCGTCATCTGTATTTCGAGGAGCAGTTAGCCAGTCCCTAATATACAACTCTCCCTGTCTTTTTCGTTGCTCAGTCATATGCATTCCGTATTGACGTCTTACATTTCTGGATCGGAGTTCTCTTTTATCCAGCATCTCAAACTCTTCCTGTAGCTTATGAAGCTTCCTATGTCTTTTGGCGAAAGCAATAAGCTCTCCACGGTCGTTCTCGAACCCGATCTTTGCGTTGTAGTACTCAGCGAGCATAAATAGATTGCGGTTGTACTCATCCTGTGTTTGTGGTCTCCCGACATAGCTTGCTACAATTATATCATCCGGCTTGGATAGATTGTTAGGTCTCTTAATTACGTATGCTGCCCCCAGCGACTCATTAGTAGTGGACTTAGACTGTGCGTAGGGGTCATGGCATATAAGATACAAATTGTGTGGAACTTCCTCTTCCTTAGTCAGGAACGGGGATTGGTATACTACTACCGCACCTTCAGTCTTGTCCCCTTTTCTGTGCGGGAACTTATAAACCGCATGTACATCCCCGGATGGGCGGAAAGCTGCTTTTCCTTTTGTATCGTAGTACATGATTCCTTCTGTGCCCTCTGACTCAAGTCCGTGTGCTTTTATTTTGTTGTACTGCTCCTTCAGCGATGTTACATCAAATAGGTTTGCTGTGACCTGCAGTGTTGCTTCTTGTGGTGTAAACGGATGCTCTGCTGTGTACTGGTCTAGGGCTTTTGGATCGTTTGCCCCCTTCTTCTTTTCTCTCTGCTGCTCTTCGTGCCTCTTTGCATCCTCTATCTGCGAGTTACCATTGTCATCTATAAACCCATCTAGGTTTTGGTAGATTGGGACAAAGTAACCACAGGTAGTTCCCATAGCCCCTGCATCCCAGTCGTTGTCAAACGCCATGCAGTCGTAGGACTCGGGGTGATAAAACAACTCCTCCATCCCATCAAAGCCACTACCTTCTTCACCACCTGTACCGAATGCTATCATAGTGCCCAGTGTTTTGGAGCCTTGACGCATTGTAGGCATAGCTACCTCCCAAGCCTTAAGTAGACCTCCGAATGAACCTGCTTCCTCGAAGAAAATGAGATCACCTGCTTTACCACGAACCTTATCTGGGTTGTCTTTTAGAGATACCCCAATGATCTGTGATTTCATTCCGAGCTCTACGTCTGCCCCGTTTACGTTCTTCTTGTACCCTGACTGCTTGTGCATCTCACGGTCTCGCAGGCGAGGCTGTGTCCATGCTGTGTTGTCGTCGATAAATGATAAGAAGTCCCAAGCCTTAGACAATAGCCCGTCCCCTATGAGATACTCTTTCTGTGAGGCGAATACGTAGTTCTTACTATTGCGCATCAGGAAGTAGTTCCGTGCTAGCATAGCTCCTGCTTTGTAGGAAAAGCCCTTACGCCTAGCCTTTAGTACAACTAGGTGCTTGTTTGTTTTTCTTGCTTCGCCTACCGCAGTGAAGTACTCGTGGTCGCCGTCGTAGAAGGCAGGAAATGTTCTTTCTCTTCGTGCGATCTTGGTACCGTCTGCCATGATATCGTCCACTACCCGGTCGATTGGGCAGAAGTTGAGATAGAAATAGTGATAGCCCGTTAATCCCTCGTATCCTTCTAAGCATCTTGTCTTTTGTTCGTCCCAGTAATCGTAATACTCTTTTGTTGCAGGTATAGCGTCGGTATAGAAACCAAAGTCCAGGTAATGCTGTGCAGCAGGTGAGTACTTTACCGAGTTCTTAAACATCCCATGAGTCTTTGAAGTATGTGTGCAAGACTGCCTTTACTCCCTCTGCTTCCTGTACGAACAGTGAATCATCTATGAATAGGTCTATATTGTCTTTAAAGTACTCAGCCTGAGCGTTTAAGATAAGTGCTTTTTCTCGGTTCATGTTGGACCTCACATAAATGATTTTTATGTTGTGGTCTACAACGTCCTTTAACTCTTTATCTGCGTACTTCTCTGCAATATTAGGGTTGTTAAATATTGAGTTAGGATGCAATATGCACACGTCGTAGTGGGAATGTGCCATCTCCACAACCCGCAGTTTATTGTTGCATACAGTTAGATCAGTGTGCTGTTGTATAAACTGCTTCACCAATTTCCTGTGCTTTGGGTGGTACCCCGTTATTATAAACTTCTGCGGTCTCAACATCAACTAGAGTATTTGTTTGTTACAACTCCCCCTCTATTGGGGTTATCCTTCTGTTCGTGTTTCTTAACTATGGCCTCTAACTCGTCAAGTCCTGTAACGACTTTGCCCATGTTGGCTAGGTTCCCAATGAGGTCCTTAGCGTGGTAGATCGGCTTGCCGTGGTCATCGAGCACGTTTAGGTTTACAGTAGCAAAGTATCTCTCGAGTTTAGTTATCGAGTTACGTGCAGATTTAAGAAGCTTTATAGCAGAAGTTTCTGATAGTTCCTTATACTTGTCAATTGCTCCCTTCACTTTGGGAGTAAACTTAACCTTAAGATCTTGACTAATTCTAGCCATTTTCTCTTCTTCTTCGTACACAGCGTAGGGGGAGCGGTGGTCCGTGTAGAAGTATACGGCGCCCAGTTCGCTGGATTTCAAACCCTTGAATTCATTAATGGTCAGTGCGTACGCGCTTGGGACAACTACGTTGTTACTAACCGTTATTAAATCCCTCACAACTCAGGCTGAAGGTTGATTACACAAGAGTCTGAGAGATTTGGTGAGGTTACATCTGTATTTGTTGAGTGCCCGTCCAAGTATCGGTTGTAGGTCTCCCCAAACGCAGCAGACTTGAAGAATCCGCTCCCGTTGTCAACTGCATCTACTACTTTGAATACAATGTCTTTCGATGTATACACCTTTTGCCAGAAATACTGTATTGCTCCATATATAAAGTCACGCTGGTTAAACCGTAGCCTGACAAAGTCTGCACCGTCATCTGTAGTATCATAGGCATGCTTAGTCATCCCATCGTTTTTCATAGAATGGAACCAGAACTCTACGTAGTAGTTAGTGGAGAAGTCATTCTTGATTCCTTTCAGATCCGATAATGGGTAGTATACTTCGCTACCAGAGCTGTCTCTGAAGTATAGCAATTTTGTTTGAGTGATATTATTTGACATTGTTCAGATGTTTTAGTCGTCCGGGTAAGACGTGAAATTTACCAAGATAAGGCAATCTTACTGCCTCGAATCTACCAGCTTTTAATACTGAGGCAGTGTACTTAAACTGGTAGTATACTGCTTCTTCAACTTTCTTTATGGGTAAGCTGTATTTAGTCGCTAGACGTTGTAGAATTACCTTTTCGCTCATTTCTTCTTCTCTTTTTACGGTCCGCTATGATCTTCTCCAGCCTGTCGTTTTTCTTCTCCTTTAGTGTGACTGTCTTTCCTTTCTGCCCTACAATCTGCTTTATCCACCTACCGTCGGGGCAGCTAGACGTAGCCCATTTTGCTTTGTGTTCTACTAGACATCCACACTTGCCGCATCTCATAACGTCACTTCTTAGAAACTCGCAATCGTTGCATGTAGCAAGTCTTGCTTCGTATGCCTCTTCGTCAACGTTGGGAGCACCTTCTTTTGCATAGTTCTTTACTTCCTTAGCAAAATTCGTGATCATATCTAACATCGATAATTTCTTCTGGCTCATCGTATAAGTTTATCAGGTTTTGTATTACTATGGTTCCTCTTGTTCCTGAGCTATTATATATCACAGATATCGCCCAAGGATCTTCTATGAATACACTAGTTACTGGTGACCCTATCATCTTTTATGGTTATAGTTGCACCTTTGTTGGAGCTTAGAAGTCCTGATAATCTATATCCGTCTTTTGTTTTGGTGATCGCACCTTTATCCTTAAGACGCTTTACATAGTTGTTCAGGGTATTGGGATCTTTGATCCCCAGCTCTGTTGCTACCTTCTTCTTGTTCTCGGACGAGCACAGGTTTACGGTGTCCCCTAGGTCAATGAAGTTGGAAAGAACCTGCATCTCTTTGTCTGTAAGCTCCAGTATGCCGTTAAAGACCTGCAGAAACTGGTATGTGGTCTTTACCGCTATGTTGATGTTTCTACTCATCTCTCATTACTATTTTGGCTCTACCATCTTCCACGTTTATGCGGCTTGTAGCGGACTGTTTGTTGAACTCGTCTACGAATTCTGAGATGTTTTCTCGCGTAACGAGAAATGATAGGAATACTTCTATCTCTCTAGCCGCCCGGTGAAGCAGTTGTTTTTTGTTCTCGGCCTCTTCGTGAGCGTTTCTTAGCTCATCGAAGGTTTTGATCGATATGCTTACGCTGCCCTCCATCAATCTGGGATGATTCCACAGATCATGAACTCGTTAACCATTACATACTCCTTCTCCTCTATGGTTATAATCAACCCTTCTGAGGTTGGGTGCACCATAACAGTGTCGCCCTCCTTGACCAACTGGCATTGTGGTCCGGTAGCAACTACTTTAAGTATGTTTGTTTTCAGGGAGTTTTCAGCGCCCCCTGTGAGCAGGATACCTGCTTCTGTTTTGTTTCTCCTTTGTGTGGGGAGGACCACCCAATCTCGTGTTGGAAGGAAGTTAATCTTAGACATAATGTTTGATTTATGTCAAAGATATAAAACTTCAGCTTATATAACCAAATGCTTTACAAAATATCTTCAAACTTCTGGCTTACTTTAAAGCTTGGGCATGCTTTTGAGGCATATTCGTTGTGCCCATGGAGCGTTAGCTGTTTATCCCACACCATACGTAGTGAGAAGATCAATTCACGCATAGCTTCTTCTTGGCAGTCTAGCATAGTGTCTTTTGGATTCATGTCTTCGTCTGCTCCTCCAATGTAGCATATACCAATGGAGTCTTTGTTGTGTCCCTTAACGTGAGCCCCGGTCCGATCTATTGATCTGCCTACCTCGATATCTCCGTTAAGCTTGATAACGTAATGATAGCCAATATCTGCCCAGCCGTTTCCGTTAACGTGCCAGTCCTTAATAGTAGCTGCGTCTATGTCTCTACCCTCTGGCGTTGCCGAGCAGTGGATGATGATGCGATTAATGTCTCTCATGGATACAAGTATTCCCCCTTGGTTTTTAATGTTTCGCTACCGGATTTCCACTCGCCGTGTTTAGCCTACGTGGGGGCATTTCTTTCAGCCTATAGCCTTGTTCCCACCCGAGTTTTATACCGATGCACTTTTTGAAACTACCGGGGACAACGTTCACTACCTATGGTGGTAGCTACTATAACCCGATGTCTAGGCCCCTTTTGGTTACCGAGGGCCGATCGCTAGGAAAGCGGTTTCGTTGCAAATATAAGACAACTTAGAAGTCGCTCAAAATAATTTCATCAACTACTTCTTGAACTTCTTTTGGAGTAGCTTCCATAGTCATCATAATGTTGGCTTGGAAACGTTCTATCTCCTCACCTTCACTAAACACAATGATCGTTGGTACTACCACAATCTTGTGTTCCTTTTGCATATCTGGTGCTTCTCCTATGTCTACACGTAGAGGACTGCACTCAGTTATACTTTCTATCCAGGGCACGCTATTCTGTGCGTTAAAGCTCGCATTGAACTCAACGACATAGATGCCACTGTCTATTGATGGGTCACTATTACTTACCGTGGATGCAGGTACCAGTAACAACGCAAACAATAGCGCATATAGCATTACAGTTTTCATGTTTCATGTTATTTAAGTTTATCGATTTTTTCCTCAATCCGGTCAAGATCCTCCTTAAGCTCTGATACATCCTCTTGTGTAGTCATAATAGTCTGACGTACAAGTTGGTCTTTCATATCAAACTCCATTCGAGTAATCTCGGGGTCAGCGGGAAGTGGTAGCTCTTTCGCTTCTGCAATGTCAGCCTGCAGCACAAACCACATGCTTATGAGGGCTCCTAACCCTGTTGCTGCCATCCCTATTGTCTTCAGGTCTAACGTTACCTGAGTGTCCTCGCCTATCTTCTTAGCCATGTTAAATAAGTATGTAGTTCAAACCTACAGAGAAGTCATGCCACTCTCTATCCCAGTACTTGTTGTACTTACCTTCTAGGAATATCCCAAAGCTTTTGTTGAACTTTACTCCAAAGATAATACCTAATGAGTAATCTACCCACTGTGAACTGTTTACAAAGTTGTGGTAGGAGTATTCCCCGTTTGTATTCACGTGATAGGGCATCATGTTACCCCACGAGTGTAGCCAGAAATCTTTGCTGTAATGGTAGAAGTCGTAGCCCACTACCAGTGAATGTACCCATTGGTCGGGGAGTTCCGAGCGCTTCTTAGATACATAGTCATTTAGCATTTGTGGAACGACTACCTGCTCCCACACTGCTGGGTCATTTGCTACAAGCGCCCCATTTGGGTCAAAGAACTCGCCCGTGTTAACATCTATTGTATATCCTTCCTGTAAAGCTAAGGCTGTATAGTGTAGTTGGTCATCACCGATGGTGAGACCACTTAGCGGGTTGTAGCCGTAGGGCTCGGAGATACGTTGTACAATGCCTGCGTTCAGTGAGAGCTTGTCCCCAATCCTAGCGCGTAGCCTTTGAGAGCTTTCGAAGTAGCGTATGTCTGCAAACCCGTCTTGTAGCCACTCTGCTTTTACCAACCACCACTCGTCTACGTAACGTACGAAGTAGTCTTGGTCTAGAAAGTTGCGTCCTTGTTGACGTCTCCAGTCTGCTTCCGCGAGGAACTCAAGCCCGTTCCGCTTACCGACTGTGGCTGCGTCCCCGTACGTGTTTTCAGTGCCATCATAGAACACATTAGCTCTATTCTCATAACCGAATCTAGCAATCTTCCGAATCCCAAGGGTGAGACTGTAATCGAAGGGGGTCTCAAGAACATCCGTTGCAAGTGACCCGGAGGATAGGGAATAGATGCTTTGATCCGAGATTGAATTCCCTCCGTTGGCTGCTGCATAGAACGTCGCTCGTCGGAGGACTTTGTTGTAGAAGTCTTGTCCATTTGCACTAAAGGTAAGTGCCAGGAGTGTAAGTGCTATTGCGTATCTCATTGTTTTACTATTGTTTCTTTTATTACTCTACCCTTGTAGTTGATTACTACCGTGTATACCCCAGCTGCTGGGAGGGTAATTCTTTTTTCTGAGGTTGTTGTGATCTTCTGTCCTATAGAGTTGTAGACAGTTGTTATTGTACCCTCGGGGGCTTGTATACTTATTGCGTTCTGTGTTGGGTTGGGGAACACGTTGATGTCGTTGAGGTACATAGGTACGTTGGTTATCCCATCGCCGCAGTATTCGTACATCTCTACACATACGTCATCCCATTGTGTTTGGCAGCAGTACGGGTCTACTGTTATCACCCACGCATAGCATTGGTCGTTTGCCCAGTAAGGCTCTCCTGGCCCTGTAATGCATCCGGCATCATATAGGCACTCAGTAGATGTGTTAGCCTCGGGGTTGTAGTTGTATGCGTCTAGGTCCACACATCCTTCTATTACAGCTATGCAGCTGTTGTTGTCTACGTTTGCTTCAGGCTCATAGTTCAACGCCTCTGTGTCCGTACACCCAAAGATGGCTAGTGTCTGGCAGCTCCCGTCATCGTAGTCAGCCTCAAAGTCTTGCGTGTAGTATTCTAAGTAGCCTGCTTGTGTGCAGCCCGGGTTGTAGTAGCAAGTCCCGTTCTCACTATTGGCGTTGACGTCAAAGTTGGAGGCTAGTGTGTCTGTGCATCCATATGAGAATGGGATACAGCTATTGCCGCAGTATGGACGTACACTATATGTGTTAGGGAATGGGATCATGCCCCACTGTGGTACATTAATCAGTGTGTCCCCCGTTGGTCCCTCGAGCATGAAACCGCATTGGTTTACTTGGTTCTGTGACTGTGGTGTGGTGAAGAAGAATATCTCAATATCCTGCTGGGCTGACAGAACTATATCGAAGACTTCTTCGTTCCCGTCGTTAGGCCCCATCTGATATTGTGGGGATAGAGCCCCGTCTTGGTATACACCCAACCAACTCCCAAACCATCCATCCCCTACCCCGTCTGTAATGGTCAGGGTGTAGAAGCAGGAGTCTATGGCGTCTTCTGCATTGGCTAGAGAGTCGTAGTTAAAGAACTCGTTATCTATACACCCGTATGATATTAGGGTTTCGCACAACAGGTCTATTGCAACGGTGGCATTTGGGTTGTACTCTAGGTAATCTGGGTCACCGCATCCCACTATGTCTTCTATGGTTGTGCACAGTGGGGTGTTAAATGTGGAGGATACACTGTATCCAAAGTCAGCCACAGGTAGAGACCAGAGCGTATCCCCGCACGCAGTAACTGATGCCGTCCCATCTTGACCGCCCCATTGTGATGCCCCTAATCCATCCCCGTAGCTATCGTTGAGTACAATCTCTAGCTCATCGCCTGTTGTAGCGCAGGTAGAAAACAACAGTGGTACACCGACTATGTCGTCAGAGAGTTGACCTATGGATACGTCTATGATCTCTTCGTCTGTGGTAAGGTTGTGTATGCTAAAGCTTGTTTCTCCTGGGTAGTTGTCAAGTACAAGCGTAGTGGTTATCTCTGTCTCCCACGGTTCGCATTGTATAGTAAGCCCCGTGCATGATCCGTTGTTGAAGTTGGCCCAAGGATTCCAGTTAGATGCTTCAGGATTTGTACATCCTGGTATTGCTCCACAGGGTAGGCAGCTCTCCCAACAGAATGGGGGTAGAGTCATAGGCCCTTCTACATTAATGGTCCTATTTACAAATCCGTTTTCATCGAACAAAAAACAAGGAGACTCAGAGACACCTACTGGTTGTTCCTGAACCTCCCATTCGTCTGCGGAGAACTTCCACAGGTGTTGTCCTTGTGGCATGGGGACTGTTATTTCCCATACCCCGTCATCGTCATCGTCACTCATTGCCCAGCAGTTACCACACCATCCGTTTACATTAGAGTTAACCTCTGGGATATCTATCTCTGGTGGGTGCGGTCCATTCAGATCAAGTTGGAATGTGATATTGTATACACAGTCATCGGTTTCGAAGAATGCATCCGGGTTATAGTTGATGGCTTGTGGGTCTCCACATCCATAGGTAGGCGGGGGACATGGTAGTAGGTCAAAGAATACTACGAGTTGGCTAGTACTAAAGTCGTAGTAGTAATCATTGAGTCCGCATGCGTTGCTTATCCCAATCCATCCTTCCCCAAAGTCACAACAGATACCATCCCCGAAAGCATCATCAACTACGAAGTTGTATTGCCCGGGTGGTAGTTCTACAAGTTGTTGCACATACTGAAAGGGTTCTGTATAAGGACCCCCTGATGCAAACGTGCTATCTCCTTGTACAATAGACCAACTCGTTTCTCCCGAGTATTGGTCTGCTTGTAGCTCTACGTTAACCCAACTCTGGGATAAAGCGGTTAGAGATATTAATAGTAGTGCTGTTAGACTAGCGGCCTTGACCGCGATATGCCTTCTTGTAAAGCTTTGAAGACTTGTGCTGAGACGATTTAGTTTTGCCATGGATTCCAGGTCGTGATATTTTTTTCTGAACGAATTCTTGGAAGGTAGTTTGTTTTGCCATTCGGCAAATATAGTAAAAAATTTTTGAGTACGTGACCCTACACATTCAAAGACCCTAGCTATGTGGCGGGCTTCGACAGCCCCCGGGAGTGCATTGTTTCACATTTAAATACTTAATCGCCATGGCGAAGTACACTAAAGCTAACACGCAAGTGATGCGTGACTTGGACAAGCCAGACAAGCTGGCTGTCGCAATCGATGGGGCGGACCCCATCTCATTCTACGCAGACGAGGACATCCTCGCTGCTGACGCCAAGTGGCGTGACCGCTTACTCGTTGAGGAAGGAGACTATGGTCTCTTCGCTAAACTCGAGAAGCGTTACGAGCAGCTAGACCTTTAAGGTCTACGCTCGGCCAACCATCAAAGGTACAAGTTAGTGTGTGAGTGTGGCTACCAGGTCATACTCACCACTATCTGACCTATTTACTCACTATGCCAACCATGGCATATACAAGATTATTACACTTAGCAGTAGTGCATCAAGCGTGTGGCCACTTGATGATAGGCACAACAATCTGACTAAGCGAGAACGGCTAAGGGAGGCATCACTTTATCGTGGTGTCTCCTCATATTTTCCATCTATAGCATAATACAACATCATGCTTTCATTTACTAAGTGTGGCTGGAACACACAGACAACTCCAGAATTCATTGACCGTATCAACAACTGCAAGACCTTTTACTTGCATCACTCAATCTTTCATCGGATTGCACCTTACACCACTGAGGCACTCAAGGCTCACAACTTGGTCATGGTTAAACATGATTGGTACAAAGACCCTTACATCTACCTCCACGTACCAGCAAAACATCTTGCTGGACTCAACATCAGCCGAGTCTCTATTAATGAGAAGGAAGTGACCTCTCTATCGTGTGGTAGATACACTGGTGACCTCGAGATGTTCATGAACAATGACATAGACGTGTCTTGGATCAACAGCAATGGCTTCAAGTTTGAGCTTGCCAAGCATCCAGACAGTGGTCATGATGTTATCTATGTCATGGGCCAAAGTTGGTACAACGAACAGTCATACTAATGATATAGGGGAGGGCTAACCTCCCCTTTAATCCCATCATCATGCTTTACATTCTCCTTATCTCGATGGCATTCAACATTGTACTTGTTGGTGTCATCTACTCGTTCATGGCTGAGCGTATTCCTGAGTCAGAACAATTAATCATGCAACTCCACGCTCGCGTCAATGAGCTTGAGTTCGAACTGTCTGGTATGCACACTGATGTGTACTTGGACGAAATCATTTCAGAATAATCATGGACCTTAGTAAGAACAAACTCAACAACCCAGTCGTTCACCGTTACAAGCAATGGAAGCAAGACAAGTGGACACTACTCAATGCAGCACAATCAGAGCGTCAACGCTTAATGCTTGAGATTGCAGAGAGACAGAAGACTGTCAAAGAACTAAGTGCCATCCTTGATGAGCACGAAACAACAGAATCATGAGAGATACTATCATTCGATACGCTATCGTAGCAGCATTAGGGGCATTCCTGTCCCTTCTGCTTGCTATGGAAGCAAACGCACAAGCATACAACTGTGGTATGTTCGGCATGTTGCAAGACATGTACGGTGAGACATACGTAGCACGGTTCAATGAGAACCTCGAGACTATACAGCTTGAGTCAGCTACTACGTGTGACCACATTGTCTGCAATGTAGACTTGTTCGACATCAAGCGCAGACGTAAGAACACTGTGCTATGGATTACAATCAAACATCCTAAGTTTGATGACATGCCATACAGGATCAAGTACCCAACAGGTAGTTGGGGTATCATAAACAAAACCAAGTAAACTGGTTACAAGCGCAGCCTGGTGGCTAATACTCGAGTTAAGTGAGGTTCGATTCCTCACTGCGTTTCTATTGATAACATAGCGTGGACGAGCGAGCCTCCCTAATTGTAACGGAACGCCAGTAACTATTCGACGGGATAGGAGCAAGGACAACAAAGAGTATGAGAGGGCACTGTACCTCAAAATAGACTCGTTAAGATAAGTTGTTTGATAGCTATGTTATCATTTTATAGTGCGCATTGGCGTGGGGGGTTGTCTTGTGTAGTGCTCGTATTATTATCGTAAGCAGCGAGTCTACAGACGTTCAAGCATTATCCTGAAGGTTCGATTCCTTCCGCACTACTATGATAATACAGCCAGGGCGAATAGATTCCGCAGTATGGCCTACGTGTTAGACTGCACCCGGAGTACGATAAACCGGTGAGGCTGTGTTATCATTTCACAATGGCGTAAGGTGACGGCCATTAACAGTCACCATCATTAAAATCATGTAATCCATCAAATCATGGAAAACATCATTAACAGCGGTTCACTAGACACCCTTAAGTCTAGTCAGTGTTTGTTGGTTGGGTCACGCCGTGTTCGTAACGGTAAGGTCCAGCTAGAGTTTGCAGAGGTACTCGAAGGTTCCTCACGTAGCAACAGCGATGCTCTCGCTGCGTTCAACACATCTGATGACCGATTCAGTGCCACCAAGGCGCGTCGTGCATGGATGCCAGTTGAGCCAGTAGATGCAACAGAGTTGCTCGGTGTAGACTTGACTAGTGGCTACACAGCTACTGAAAATGGGCAAGAAGTCAAGCCCTTGAACATCCTTAATCCTGTTGCCTTGGGTAACTCTCTTCGTGTACAAATCACGGAAACAGTAGAGCCTACCGAATGGCAGATGGAGAACCTCGAAGCTTCTGCGAAGCGTAAGGGGAAGGATGGTGACTTCATTACCCACAAGGGTATGTACATCTTCGCTAACACCAAAGTGGTGTTCGGAGAGCCCAAGCACACGTTCTTGGAGGTCGATGCATCTGCAGAAACAGCAGGTGGTGTCATCGCCAACGAGGCTGTGAATGTTGCTACAGGAGAAATCCTGTCGTAACAAAACGGGGGTGAGTGTAACAGCTCACCCCTTTATATCTCACGCAGGCGCTGCAGTAGACAGGTAAGTGAAACTACCTCTCCCCTACTGTACAAGGTTCGATTCCTTGGTGAGATACAATTATTATTCAAACCTTAAAACACAAATTACCATGGGAAAGATGGGACAAATCGCTCACCTGATACAGGATGGACGTTCTGATGTGCTTAGTAACTTGATCAAAGCATCAGAGAGACAGAATAGAAATGAGGTATATTTCCTTGGTAAAACCTACAGCATGGCAGACGCCAAGCAGATACTAATGTTTATGCAAAAAGAACAGCAGGAAAATGAAAAGCGTACGATTTATAGGCTCAAGCAGCCCTCTAAATGAGATTCAGACGGCTACGATTGAGGAGTGTGCGGCATACTGCAAGACAAAGACAGTCCTTGGTGTAGACACTGAGACTGAAGGCTTTGACTTCACGTGCAGGAAGATGATCATGCTCCAGATTGGGGACAAGGAACGTCAGTACGTAATCGATACACGTGTGGTAGACATCACACTTCTTAAACCAATACTAGAATCACATGATATTATCAAGATTTTTCACAACGCTAAGTTCGATTACAAGTTCATCAAACAGTGGGCTGGAATATCGGTGGAAGAGATATACGACACGTTTCTTGTGGAGAGAGTTATCAATTGCGGTAAGCAAGACTATGGATACTCTCTTTCCAAGTGCGTGGAGCGATACATCGGTCACACTCTGGATAAAGAGACGCGTAATAAATTCATCGGACTCAAAGGTCAACCTTTTACTGTCGACCAGATTACGTATGGGGCAAACGATGTGGTTTATCTGCTTGACATACGGGAGAAACAGCTTAGCTTACTTCATACGTATGAACTTGAGCAAACAGCACGTCTTGAGAATAAGGTAGTCAAGGTCTTTGCGGAGATTGAGTACGAGGGTCTCATCATTGACAAGGACAAGTGGACAGTTATGGCAGAGAACAATGTCAAGCTGGCACACGAACAGTCAATCAAGCTAGATGATATGGTGTTGGCACATCCGTTGCTGCAACATTACAATATACCAGTACAGGTGGATATGTTTGCTCCTATGGAGGATATCAGACATACGCACATCAACTGGGGCTCCCCTTCGCAAACCTTAGAGCTATTCAGGAATCTAGTGCCTAAGCTAGATGATGTTAACGGTAAGAAACTTAATAAATATAGATACAAACACAAACTGATAGATGAATACATTAAATACAAAGAGAGAACCAAGCTTGCCAATGCGTACGGTACTAAATTCTTCAATTACGTCAACGGTGACGGACGGGTGCATACAAACTTCTCTCAAATATTGGATACAGGACGAGTTTCATCCTCTAAACCAAACATGCAACAAATTCCAAGCGATAACACCTTTAGAAATTGTTTCACCGCACCCAAAGAGTGGGTCTTCGTGTCCAGCGATTATTCTTCACAGGAACTAAACGTCATTGCATATGGCTCACAAGACCCTGTTTGGTTGGAAGCTCTTGAGAAAGGAATGGATCTTCATGGAGTATGTGCCGACCTTGTCTTCGAAGATAAGTGGAGAGACGCTGACCCTGCTGAGAAAAAGAGCCTACGGACGCAAATTAAAGCGATTAATTTCGGCCTGGCCTACGGCATGGGACCCTTTAAGTTGGCCGATACGCTACAAATATCTAAAGGAGAAGCAGAGGCACTCATAGAGAAATACTTTACAGAGTTCCCTAACATCAGAGACTTTCTACAAAAGCTTGGTACATTTGGTACTCGTAATGGATACATTACTACCTTCAAGCCATTCAAGCGTAGAAGGTGATTTGATACGTGGTTCCCTAAGATTTGGAATGACAGGTCTATGTTCCAGGAGTTCGGTAGTATTGAGCGTGCATCTAAGAACACGCCTATTCAGGGTTCATCAGCTGACATGACTAAGCTGGCTCTCATCTATATACATAGAGAGATACAGGAGTCATGGTCTGATACCGTGAAGATTGTGATGACCGTACATGATCAGATTGATTGTGTATGCAGAGAAGATGTAGCCGAGGCATGGTCAGTTAAGATGACTGAGCTAATGGAGAAGGCTGCCAAAGTAATTATACCAAACGGTTTGCTCAAAGCAGACACTAACATCTCACGAACGTGGGAGAAATAACCAACACTAAAATTAGAAATTATGATACAACGAAGTAGTTCAAAAAAATGGTCTGATGAAGAAGACTTCATGCTCTTAAATGAAATCAAGAAGCGTAATCTTCTTAGCACATATAATAATAAACCACATCTCCCTGTTTTAAAAGCTGAAACTGAACAACTGGCTATAGATATAACCGAGAAGTTTGGTAAAGAGCGTTCATCTGCAGCTCTTGCGGCTAGGTTCTATGATTTTAAAACAAAACTTGGGTGGCCTGAGGCATTGGACAATATGATAGAGCAACAAGAGCGAGAATTTGATTGTCAAATCATTGAGGATATGAATAACAATCTACGCAAGGTGCGAGAGGAATCTGATAACGACTGGATTATGATTGACGTTGGCAAATTCCAGTCTCTTTTTATGGGTAGAAACTGTTATGACGTGAATGAATGCCTTATGCTGTCAAGAGTAGATCAATGAACAAAGACACGGATGTACAAGTAGGTAACAAGGTGATACGACAGCTTGAGGTCAAGCTATTCGTGACGTCTATGCTACTACAAGAACTGTTGGATGAGACACAAGGTAATACTCGCTTCAAGCACAAGCTAAAGCACCACATCAGTGGGCTGCAGAATGAGCTTGATAAGGTATTGTCTGTGGACATGAGGGACGATAGTCTCAGCATGTTTATAACTGATGCGATAAGCGCTCTTGAAAAGAGTATCGATGGCTTGCTCACTGAGTAAGCAATTGCCCTGATAGCACAACTGGATAGTGCAACATCCTTCTAAGATGTAGGTTGTGGGTTCGAGTCCCGCTCGGGGTACGCGTGTGAGGCGATAACAGCTTACTCGCAATTAGTTTATTTCTAGTTTCAACAGGTGAGGGCTGGCAAAACGTTGCTGGCCCTTTTTCCGCGCCCGTAGCTCAGTGGTTAGAGCAGTTGACTCATAATCAATTGGCCGTAGGTTCAAGTCCTACCGGGCGCACAACACGATTACACAATGATAGATCCAAAAACAAGTCCCTATGCGTATCCGGGACTGCACAATAGTGCGCAAACACGTATAAAGCACAGCCACTGCTTTAACAAAGGAGAGTTGGACATCATAGCTATGGCTTGCTGTGATGAGTACGGTCTTACATTTGAAGAATTCAAAGGCAGATGTAGGAGCGCTTTACTCTCTGATGCTAGGAAGATATTCTTCTACCTATGCAGACAAGAGTTCTATCAGTTTACATGCAAACGTCTCGGCATGTATGCTGACAGGGATCACTCTACGGTTGTCTACTCTGTACAAAGAGCAGGACAGTTGTTGGAGGTAGATCCCACGTTTCGAGACA